GTTAACGAGATGCTAGAATCAGCGTCTACGACATTAGCCGGACCTGTAGTAATAAATCCTGCTTTGGATGTTACCGGTCCTTGGAACGTAGTGTTTGCCATAGTGTTATCCTCCTAGTTACGTTTATGTAGTCTCTAGGCCGTCGACTATACGCGTCTACATAAACTTATTTGTATAGTTATTTTTTTATATACTAGATTTTAATAGAGCGCAAGAGAGCCTGTAATGTGGATAAGAATTTTCCAACGATGTAGCTTTTTGTTAAGTAGCTACTGAAACTTGTGGAGCTGCATCCTCAATCTTATTTTCCATATGAGCTTTTTGTGCTTCCGCTGCTCTTATGCTGGTAAGAACTTCTCTGACTTTTCTGTCGATCTTAACCATATTGAGAGTATATCTACCCTCTTTAAGATGCTCCTGCTCCCATTCGAGATCCAGACCCCTTTTCTTCGTGTAAAGGTCGTTTAGATGTTGCATCATGTTCTCCATCGATAACCTCCTCATAGGTTATTCTTTGTACTCTTGGATCCATCATTTCTCCAAGATGTTCCCACTTTATATCACCTTTTCCCAATCTGTCAACTATGGCATTTTCTATATCTATAGGGCCATCCAAACAATTAATTATAAAATCTGCATGATATTGATAAGCGTTAATCTGTACTCTGAAGTTTTTAGGGTGCATTTTTTCTTTCTATTTAGTGATTGTGGCGGAACTGTGTTCCGCCACAAATTATTGATTAAGCACCTGGTGATGCGTAGATTCCTCTAGGATCAGATACGCCAAATACGTATCTTTCTCTAGCTTTGTATCTAACATTGCCAGTATCGAAATCGCCTTCCATTTTTGTAGTTAATGGAGCTCTTTCCATATGCTTCATTCCGTTTGGTACGTCTGTAGTAATGTAGAACGCATCTGTGTCAGTTAAATAGTGGTTAACTGTGTATCCACCAGGAACCATTCCCATAGATACAAGTGCGTTAATGTCATTATCAGCAGTTCCAACTCTCTGAGAAGACTTCATCAATCTCTCT